TCAGGATAGGTTGTAGATGTTTCGGGTTCTGTTGTTTCGGTTTCGTCAATTGTGGTGGCGGGTTCGTCTATGGTTTCTTCAGGTTGAGTCTCGTTGGTGGGACTAGATTCAGGTTCAGGTTCAGGAACCGTAGTTGATGTTTGAGGTGGCGTATAAGGTGGCTCAGTTGTTGTGGTCGGGGCTACTGTTGTACTTGTCGTGGATGTGGTTGTTGATGTCTGAACTGGCTCTGTGGTTGTGGTCGTTGTTGTGGAAGGGACTACTGTAGTTGTCGTTGCAGGGACAGTCGTTGTCTCCGCAATAGTAGTATCTGTCGTCACCGTAGTCGTGGATGTTGTACTTTGAACCCATGAAGTAGTTGTCTCCTGAACAGTAGTGGTTGTAGTTGTTGTCAATACAGTGTTAGTTGTAAACGCCTCGTCAGGCACGATTGTCCAGTCGCCGTCATCTATTTTCCATGCGAGCATTAAACAGGAACCCCCGCCGTTCTCGTACATCCACAATTCTAAAGGCTGGCTACCTGCATCTAGTTCTAGTTCGTCTGACATACTCCACGAACAACTTTGGTCATTCCAAACACCGAATGTGTTACCGTCAATAGTTATCTCACCGCCGTCATCGTGTGCGAGCATGAACTCAATCGTGTTGTGTTCAGGGATGTTTATGTAGCCTGTCATGTGAACCATGAACAGGTCGCCTGTGCAGTTCTCGTATGGTTCACCGTCATAGGAACGGTTGATGTTGTTCTCTAGTTCGCTACCGCAGACAGGGTATTCGTCAGTTGATTGAACTGGCGGGATTACATCAATCGTATAATAGGTTGTTGCTAAACCCGCAACTGGTTCTGCGTTAGCGTTTTGCGGTATAACCGCAAACAGGATTGCTGGTAGCGGTATAAGCCACCTAGTTAGATTGCGACCCACATCTACGGCTCGTCAATAACTGGTGGTGCAACAAACTCATCAGCAACAGGGTCATAGGTGCAACCAATACCTGCATATATGCCACGAAAGTTCCCGTTGTATGAAGTGCGTTTACAAGTTAAACCTGAGTGCCACTCTTGGCTCTCATAAAATTGTTCCCACGCTTCAGACGAACCACCGACTTCAACACCGTTGTCTAGTTGTGTTACATCTTCATCAACGCCTGTAATCACTTTGACAACAATATTGTTTGAATCTATAAATGCGTAGTGTGCCATTATGCGAAACTCACATCCCCTGAACCAGCAGTAATAGTTGTTACTTTGAATCCACCTGACGGACTTGCAGTTGAACCAGTTAAACCTGCACCAATAGTGCAAGTAAAAGTGTCTGCATATTTCATAATCAAAACACCCGAGCCACCGTTGCCACCTTGAGAAGTTGTACCGCCACCCGCACCACCAGTTCCAGTATTTGCGCCACCAGCAGCCGAACCTGCTGTGTTACCACCAACAGCACGAGTCACAGAAGAACCAGTAATAGAAGACGCAACACCAGCACCACCGCCCAAAGAAGCACTTATACTTCCCGCACCGCCAGCACCGCCACCGCCACCAGGAGTTGTGCCAGACCCTGAACCAGATGGACCGCCACCACGAAACCCTTGACCACGACCTTCAGAAATAGCAAACCCAGAAGGAAAGTTGTCGCCGCAACCACCACCCGAACCGCCAGGACCACCAACCGCACTTGTGCTTGGTCCGAATCCGCCACCAATAGCCGTAGTCAAATCAAATGACGAAGTATTACCTTTATCTCCAGCATTATTGCCTGGGTTTGATGCACCACCAGCACCAATAATAACAGCCACATTTGTTGATAAAGGTAAAACCGCAGGATTACCAGCAGCCAAACCGCCACCAGTATTTTCGCCAGAAACAGTAGAAAGATATCCACCTGCACCACCGCCACCAACAGGGCGAGCAGCGCCAGCCGACCCACCGCCACCACCACCAGCAATTAACAGGTATTGCACACTAACGGTTGATGCAGCAGCAGCAGGTGCTTTACCAAGACTTGTTACTGCACGATTATCACCAACAAGTGTGCGCTGACCAAACCTAGACATCGCTAAACCCTACGCTGTGATTCTATTTACAAAACCAAAAATGTTAATAGCGCTGGTTGTTGCAGCGAAAGCAGCAACAACTAACGGAGTAGCGTTACCTTTAATAATAAGACCTGGAACTATCAGATACAAACCTGACTCAGCAGGAACGGTGAACTCAATGATGTCGCCGCCAGCAGTTGCGCCACCCCACTCAATCGTAAGTTTGCGAGCAGTCGTATCATAGTTTGTTGCATACAACCAAATTTCATCAATCGTTGTCGCTGTAGCCGAACCAGTATGAACGGTTTTACCTGCAGTTGCGTCATCGTTGATGTGGATGCCACGACCATCGGTTGAACCGCTAAGCGGAATTTTTGTAAATGTTGCCATGTGTTATCTCCTAATAAGTGGTTAAATCGTTCCCTAGTTAAATACTGCGTTACATAAAACATTATCGGTATCAGCAAAATCAACCGTTGAAGCAGCGACAGCAGCACTAGCAGCCGAATCAGCATAAGCCTGAGTAGCAACAGTACCAGTCTCATTAGGGAAAGTAAGAGTACGGTCAGCAGTCGGGTCCACAACCGTCAAAAAAGTTTCAAAATCGTTATCGGTAGCACCCTCAAAACGAATCATATGTGTAGCAGGTAACTCAATACCATGAATCTTTGTTGGAACACCACCACCAGCATCCAAACCAATAACAGCAATAGCGGCAGCCAACTCTGCTGCCGTAATCTTTTTAGTTTCCGTAGCCGACACATCCACAATAGGGAACACATCTGTGCTAGCCGTGTTAGCGCCAGTCAGCGCCGTTAAAGCAGTTATCTTCTTATCAGCCATTGCCAGCCTCCATTAAAATGAATGAACCATCCTCTAGTAACAAATCTGTTCCATCTTCCTGTTCCAAATTGGAAACCGCAAAATCTGGGTCGTTCCAATACGAGTTAGCCAAATCGCCACGAGTTGTCCCCGTAGCGCCAGTAGCAGCATAAAACTCGTAACCAAGAGTATTACGGAAGTTATAACCATTATCTTGAGCAAAAGCATACATCATGTCACCCAAAGTGGACAAAGTAGGATACTGCGCTTTTAACGCAACAAACATCGCATCATTAGTAGGAGCAGCCATAACTATAGACTTTTCAGTTCCCTAGCAAACTCGGCAGTTTCCTGCCGAATATGTTTCTCACCCAAAGCAGCCCGAGCAATCAACGCATCCAACTCAACATCAGAAATTTCATCCAACTTCTGAGAATGCTCAACCTTAATCTGAGTAGGAGCCAACCTGTTAGTTGCCTGAAGATATAGTTGTGCAGCCTTGTTATCGCCATCCAACGCCTTAGCGTATAATGCGTCCAACAACTTCTGTGAACGCTCAGGGCTACCTTGCAGTTCATCCACTCGTTTAGCCCACTCAGATTTAAAAGACTGCTTCTTCTGCCAGCGTCTAAGAGTTGTCGGGTCAATACCTTCCTGCTGAGCATACTTCTCCTGACTAGCAGGTATTCGTGCAGACGCTGGCGTGCATAGCCAGTTCAAATATTTTTCTTGGCGCACATCTAGGATGTTTTCTTTGTCCATGCTACTAATAGAAAATTTGTTCCTGTAGGGAACAACGGGGGGGATTATAGGGGGGGGTAAGGGATACTAGATACTGTAGGTCACCGAGCCTTAGCGAGGTGACAATAACAAAACAGTTTGTGCTGTTTACAATACAAGAAGCGTGGACAAAATGGCGTACAGCAAACCAGAGTTAAGAAAACGGATAGTTGCTTCTGTTAAGGCTGGCACTTCTGGTGGCAAAGCGGGGCAATGGTCTGCCCGTAAAGCACAAATAGCAAACAAACGCTATCAATCAGCAGGTGGCTCCTTCAGTGGACCTAAGACGGCTGCACAGTCATCGCTCAGTAAATGGTCTGACCAGAAGTGGCGCACCAAATCAGGTAAACCATCCACACAGGGACCCAAGGCTACTGGTGAACGGTATTTGCCGTCAGCAGCAATTAAATCTCTTAGCAGCAAGGAGTATGCTGCAACTAGTGCCGCCAAGCGTAAGGGCACCAAGGCTGGTAAACAGTTTGTTAAACAACCTAAAACAATAGCCAAAAAGACAAGGAACTATAGGTAATGCCAAAAACTGCTGCATGGACAAGAAAAGAAGGCAAAAACCCTAAGGGTGGGTTAAACGCTAAAGGGCGTGCATCATACAAAGCCCAAACAGGTGGCACACTTAAACCACCTGTCTCCGCTAAACAAGCAGCCAAATCACCGAAAGCGGCGGCACGCCGCAAATCATTCTGTGCACGCATGGGTGGCATGGCAGGACCAATGAAAGACTCCAAAGGACGACCAACACGCAAAGCCCTAGCGTTGCGTAAATGGGATTGCTAATGGCTGCCAAAAAACCTAAAAACTGGCAAGATGATTCAAAATCACCAGTTCCACCTCCACTAAAAAAGGCTAAACGACCACAAAAAGAAAACCGCAGACTAAACTACCAAGACAACAAAACATACAACAGAGCCATACGCAGAGACAGCAATTACCTAGGTTTCTTAGGAAGTCAAAATGCGGGACAATATCCCGCATACAAAACGAATTATACAAAACAAGAAAAAACAAAACTTAAACTAAAACCGTTTAAAGTTAAAGAACCCAACAAAAAAACATAATAAACTTTTAAAATTTTTATATATTATATTTAGGTCGGGGGACCCAAACAACTAGTGGGGGGGGTATCCGACTCCCCAAAAATAGTGCTCCAACCCTAGGCTATAAGAATCATACACGAGTGTGTGACCCGTACCCCCCCATGCTCCCCCACCCGAGGAATGTGACCTGTGGATAAGTTGATATTTTGGTGATATATCAGACCATAATCATTATGGTTTTTGATGGGTCGCCTGATGTGGGCACATGTACCAGTCATGGGTACATGATGCATGCCATAATACGGGTCATTCGGGCATGTGGCGGACTGTGAAACTGACTAGTGCTTATTGGTGGGGTTATTGGGGTTTGGGCAAATCATGTGTTTAGCGTGTGAATTTCGGTGCGCATTATGCGTAGGGAAACATGCGGAATAAAAGGCGTAGGATTTGAATGTTGCAATTTGTTTTGGGATGTGTAATAGTAATTGGCATCGGTTCTGAATTGCTGATGACTCAATGCGACAACATTGACGAGGCATATCAGACGGTAGAGCGATACCATCGTGATTGATGGCTCATATTCGTTCGCTGTGATTGATGATGGCAGGTTGCCTCATTCAGTCAAGTGCTCAGATGGCGAGATGCTGAGCGGTTGCAATTTGGGGCATGGTGATTCATGTTCGGCATTAGGTAAGCGGTGAGCCGCTTGGTTGCAACGATTGAGGCGAGTTTCGGCT